AAGATTTGAAAGTCGTGAAAAAGGGGATGAAGCGGGCGGTGGCCGACGAAGAGCTTGCGAAGTTAGAACGAGGTCGGAATGTGGCCTTGCGGAAGATGCTGCGTTTCCGGGTGCGGTATTTTACGGACGGGGCGGCGATCGGGAGTCGGGCGTTTGTGGATGAAGTGTTTCGAGATTCAAGAGAGCGCTTCGGGCCGAACCGGAAGACGGGGGCGCGGAAGATGCGAGGGGCCGGAAGCGCGGCGGCCGGGATGATCTGGAGTGCGCGGGATTTGCGGAAGGACATTTCATCTTAGAAACCGGGAATGAACGAATGGACAGGCATAAGATTCAAAAGTGGGGCGGTGTAAAACTTGTGTCTTTCGTCAACAGGTTGAATTTGCCGATAGATGGCATGGCAGGGCGTCAAGGAAATCCTTTTAAAGTCGGATCCCAAGGCGTTTTCGGGCTTTTTTCTAGCAATATCGCGGATTCTCAAATCTGCCACCATGGACTGTGCGAGTGGCTCGAATTCGCGGATTGATTTTCTGTCGGAAACCCTTTACACCTCTGCCAGTCGAGTTCTGATACTCAGTTTGAGATTTCTTCCCGTTATGAACACATTCAGCCTGTTGCAATTGTCACTGGATCAGTCGATCGAGAGGCATGCCTTCGAAGATGCTTCAGCAGCAGTGGCTTCTGTCGCCCGCGCGGATTGTGCGATGCTCCATCGGGACCTTTACGGCGTCGTTGTTTCAAACCTGACGGAGGACGAGGCGCTGGCTTTCCAAGCGGAGCTCACCCAAAGGAATTTTCCCACCACCCTTGTGGCGGACAGCGATCTGCCGGTGCTCCAGGAAAGCTTTCAGGTCCAGCGCATCGAACTCCAAGAGGAAAACATCAACCTAACAGACTCAATGGGGCATCTCCGGGTCAGACCTGTGAGCGACCTGTGTTTTCTCGCTGCGGGCTTCGTCAAGCGGCTTCATTTCAATTCCGATTGGGATCAACATCTGGAGGCCGGGATTGATAGTCATGGTAGCGTGAGATTGGTCACCGAGCGGACCCATCATGAGGAAAGCGAGTTGGAGTTCCGTCTCGACTTTTTTTTCAAATCCACCCCGGAGCGACAACACACGAACTTGTGCAAGGATTCCATGATTTTCCACCAGGGGAAGCCGCTCCTGCTGCGGGACGCGGCAGGATTGCTCGAACTGTCCAAGGCCATGGCCAACCTGTTACCTGCCGAGGCCGTGAATCGTTTTCTTCGGAACCCTGAATCTCGCTCCCACTATCCCACTTTCCACGGCTATCGGGAGGAAATCATCTGGCATTTCCACCAGCTCGGCCTGTTTTCGTCATGAGCCGGGGTCTTAGCGAAGAAACTCTCAAAACGATTACAAATCGTCGGGTTCTCAAAATTTTGATTAGGATGACAGGACCTTTCTGTGGGGAAACTCATGCCTCCAACAAGGCCCGGACCATTTCCGGGTTGAGGCGATGGGAGATATCCGCGTCGGCGAGGATGCCGGCGGCGAGTTTGCCTTTCTCTTGCTGGAGCTTGTGGATGCGTTCTTCCACGGTGTCCTGGCAGAGGAGCTTGTGGACGAATACCGGGTTGTTCTGGCCGATGCGGTAGGCGCGGTCGGTCGCCTGGGCCTCGGCGGCGGGATTCCACCACGGGTCGTAGTGGATCACGGTGTCGGCGGCGGTTAGATTCAGGCCGGTGCCGCCGGCTTTGAGGGAAATGAGGAAGACGGGGGCTTTGCCGGTTTGGAAATCTTCCACCAGTTTGCCACGGTCTTTGGAGGCTCCGGTGAGAATGAGATAGGGGATTTTTTCCTTCACGAGATGCGCTTCAATGAGAGCGAGCATGGAGGTGAATTGGGAAAACAACAGAATGCGCCGTCCTTCTTCGATGAGCAGGGCGAGCAATTCTGTTAGAAAATCGAGTTTTGCGGATTCGACGACATCGTTGGAGTAATCTTCGGGAAGCAGGCGCGGGTGACAACAGATCTGGCGGAGCTTGAGCAGGGCATCGAGGAAGACGATTTGGGATTGTTCGATGCCGCGCGCGGCGATGGCCTCGCGGACGCGTTTGTTCATGGTGGCGCGTACGGTTTCGTAGAGGTCTTTTTGGCCGGTGTTGAGTTCGATGAGGTGGACGAGCTCGGTCTTGGGTGGGAGTTCCTTGGCGACTTGGTCTTTGGTGCGGCGGAGGATGAGCGGGGCGACGCGTTGCTTGAGGATGGCGTTGCGATCGAGATCGCCGTCTTTTTCAATGGGGTTGCGGAAGCGTTTGTTGAAAGCGTCTTCGGTGCCGAGGAAACCCGGCACGAGGAAATTCATGAGGCTCCACAACTCGCCGAGATGGTTCTCGATGGGGGTGCCTGATAGACAAAGGCGGTTGCGGGCATCCAACCTGCATGCGGCCAGCGCCATCTTGGAACGCGGGTTCTTGATGTATTGCGCTTCGTCGAGCACGGCCAGGTGGAAGGGCACGGTGGCGAGTTTTTCGATGTCTCGCTGGAGAAGGGCGAAGGAGGTGAGCACGACGTCGGCGTGCGGGATGGAGCGGTAGTATTTTTTCCGGTCCGGGCCGTTGAGGACCAACACGCGGAGGCCTGGAGTGAACTTCATGGCCTCGGCACGCCAGTTAGGAACGACCGAGGTGGGGGCGATGACGAGGGTGGGTAGGCCGCGTGAGTGGCCGGATTGTTTTTCAGTGAGGATATGGGCGAGGGTCTGGAGGGTTTTTCCGAGGCCCATGTCGTCGGCAAGGATGCCGTGGAGGCCATGGCGGGCGAGAAACTGCATCCAGTGAAAGCCGGCGAGCTGATAGTCACGCAAGGTGGCCTGCAAGCCGGTGGCCGTGGGTATGGGATCGATGCCGGAAAAGTTTTGCAGCTTGGATGCCAGTTCGGCGAGGTGCGGTGGAGTCTCAATACCGAGTCCGCTGAGGTTGGCGAGTGATGCGGCGTCTAACGCATGGAGCCGCGCCTTGTCGGGGAATTTGGGATCGATGAGGGCGGAAAGGTGATTGAGAATTTTGCGGACGCGGCCGATGGGGAGTTTGAGCGCATCGCCATCGGGCAACGGGGCGTAGATGTGACCGCTGTCGGGTCGGTCTAACGTTTCTTCGAGGAAATCGTTTTCCAGCAGTCCGGCGAGGATGGGAAGGAGGTCATAACGTTGGCCAGCGACGTCGAAGCCCACGGAGAGGCTGAACCAGCCGCCGTCGCTGGGATCCAGCGAGCTGTCCCAAAGCACTGGATCCGCCTCGTGGACGCGGTGGCCGACCGTGTCCGAGACGGTGACGAGCCAGCCGAGGGACTCCAAACGGGCGACCATTTCGCCGCGGAATTGGTGCCAGAAAGCATCGGTGGGGACGCGGCTGGGATCGGGGAACCAGCGGTCGGGGGACCTGGAGTGCCCGGAGTCGCGGGATTTCAGATTGAGGAGAAATCTCCAGGCGGAGTTGGATTGGAGAGAGGAGAGGCCGGTATCGCGAAGTTGTTGGGTGGCAGCCGTTTCGGAGCCAGCGTCGTGTTGGAGAATGGCTGCCTGGCCATCTTGGGTGATCGAGCTGACCCAGTCCGGGGCAGTCGCCCGCAAGGGGCTGCGGTGCGGACCATAAACAACGAAGGCCTCGGCAGAGATCCAGAAGTCCACGTTGGGCTGGCCGAGGGATTGGAGGAGAAGCCGCGTCGCTTTGTCCACGGGTTCGCGGCTGACGTTGAGCTCGAAGCGCGGGTCGATCCTGAGGCGGGGTAGATCCGGTGGTGGGTCTTTCATCAACTCCCGCGCACTGGGCAAGGCGGCCGCAACCGCCCCGCCGATGCCCCGTCCTTGGAGGCGTGAAGGGTCCCGTTCTTTGGCGGCCTTGGCCAGCATGGCGGCGGCATGGTGACAGAAGCTTCCAATTTCACAGGAGCAAAAGGTCTCGAATTCCCAAGTCGTTCCGGCGTGCCAGAGATTCACTTCGGTATCTTCTTTTCCGACAGTTCCGAGCAAGCTGACGGAGCCGGGCGTGGTTTCTTCGATTCGTAAATCTTTGATCTTGCTCACGAGCGAGTTCGCTGCGGCGAGGATCTCGTCATCAAAGCGGTCTCTCCACCGGGAATCGCCGAGAAATGATGAAATGTGAGCACTGTCGGACAAGGGGGACGAGGTTCTTTGATCCCTACCCGACGTCAAGTGCGGGCCGTGTTTTTCGAGAAAGTCGCGACCCGCTTTCCTACGTGAAAGCGTATTACAATGGATTTGAAATTAAGGATCGATTGATTGTATAATTCGGTTTTCCTTCCCCCGGATTTTATGAAACTACAGCCCCCCCTGGTACCTTTGTGTGCCGTGACTCTTCTTGCCGGCTTCGTATCCAGCAAGGCCGCGACGCTCAATGTCCTTCCCGGAGTCAACAACACTCCGATCACTCAAGTCACCTATGAGATCTCGGGTTCTCAAGTCGTGCAGACTGCGCCGGTGCCAGCGAGCGCGGGTAATGGCAATGGTGTCACGCCCGGGGTGTTTTCCAATGATCCCGTCGTCGTGAAGTCGCTGGTGGTCAACAACGCGGGACTGCTTGTGGATCTCAATTTTGTCAACGCGGTGGGAGCCGTCATCACCAACATCAACCCGCAGTTGGCCTCGATCAACGGGATTGGCGTGTTTGCCCATGGCGAGTTGATTCCCACGGTTCTCACGCTGGGTCAAACTTCTGGAATTCCCGCGTTTTCGTCGGCACTCGCCTCCACATTCAGCAATCTGAATTTGCGAAACTTCGCTTACTCCGACACCGCGAACTTCAGGGCACCTACGAATTTCATCTCACCGACCAATGGTCTGCCGGACTATGATGTGCTTTACACCCAACCGATGCGGCCCACGGATTACCTGTTTTTGTCGGAGCGAAATGGCAACAGCTCCTTTGAGGTCACGCCGCTGAGGCAGGACGGGACACCCTTTGGCGAGGCAAACAAGCTCCGCTTTGGTGGAACGGGGGGGGAGCCCTATCTGGTTTACGATTGGAATTCCGGGATCTCGTCGCCAGCCTACTACGTCACCCAAGCGCAGGCGTTCTCGGTGGTCTCGGCGAAGAAATTTTTTGAAGGAACGACCGAGGTTGAGGCTCCGATCTTCGGCTTCCGCATCGACAACAACGGCGACGCGGATGTGAAGTTGGCAGTGATCAGCAATACGCCCTTCGAGGGTCGGCTGATTCCTGAGCCATCCTCGTTTTTGATGAGCTTTTTAGTCGCGCTGGTATTTGCTTTTTCAAGAAAACGGTACGGTGCGACAGGCTCAGTCGGATCTTAAGCGGCTTAGGATCAGGTGATTGCGAAGAATTACGCCCTGAAAAACTGTAAATTTTTCTTTACAATCAGACAAACCTGAACAACTGAACGGCTCCGTTCAAACCTCTTCCGACCGTGCGAACAAAGCATCTCCGACTCTCCTTAGATTTTCATGAAGATTTCCATTTCTTCCGGGCTTTTGTATCTGGGCTTTTCTTTGATCGGCACCGGTCCGAGTCGAGCCGCGCTCCTGAGCGTTCTTTCAGGAACGAACAATGTCCCGATCACGCGCGTGATTTACGGGATTCCCGGGTCGCCAGACGTGGTGCAGACGGCATCGGTAAGAGTGACCGATTTTGGTGGCGGGTATAACAACCACGGCGTCACGGGGCCGCTTGCCAACACCCCGGTTAGCATCAAGTCGATGCGAATCAACAGTGGTGGATTGCTTGTGGATCTGAATTTTGTCAACTCGGTGGGTGCCACGGTGATCAAGGTGAATCCCGAGTTGGCTTCGATTTCAGGGATCGGTGTTTTCAACCACAATGGCGCGACCGTCACCAGCGATGGTTCTGGAGGGCTCTCCGCTTTTTCCATCGCGCTTGCTTCCACATTCAGTAACAACAATCTCAGAAATTTTTCATACTACGATTTTCTATCAACCCCCCCCACGTTCGGGGTTCCTGACTACGACGTCCTTTACACCGCGCCGATGTTGCCCAGCGATTACCTGGTGATCACGGAGAGAAATGGGAATACGTTTTTCAAGGTCACTCCGCTGGGTATGGATGGATTGCCGATCGCCTCGACGAACGAGCTGCTATTTGGGGGGCTGCCCACAGATCCTGCGAATGGCCCGGGTTATTCACGCTATCAGTGGAACTCGGGTTATGCGGCTGCCGGGAATTTCCCAACCCAAGCCCAGGCATTCACCGCGATATCGGCGCTGAAATTTTTCGAGGGCACGGGAACCACACCCGTGCCGATCAAAGGCTTCAGGATCGACAATGACGGCGAAGCCGACGTGAAAATGATCATCATGAGCGAAACCTCATTTGAAAACCGGGTCATCCCCGAGCCTTCCACATTTCTGATGGGGCTGGGAGCTGGCTTGATGTTTGCTTTCTCAAGAACTCGCAAGCGGGAAGGCGGCGAAGCACCGCAACTTCATACCAAGCCGTCCTTGCGCGCTTGCTTCCAGTAAGCGTATTCGGAGCGATTGAAGTCGATGTATTCCGGAGAAAGGTCGCTGGAATACATGATGTAGTCCGCGTTGCCCTGGTTCAGGTTGATGACGATTTCAAACTCGGGATGGGAAACGACTTCGCGCAGTTCATCCATCGGGGTTGTCGCTTGAAGACCGCCGAGGCAGGCGGCTTTTCCACCGATGTGGATATCGACCAGTTCCTCGCGGATGCGGGCGCGCGAGTAACCCACGGCATGAATGATGCGCCCCCAGTTAGGATCGCCGCCGTTCCACGAGGCTTTGACAAGCGCGGATTTGCAGACCGCTTCCGCGACCTTCTTCGCATCCAGATAGGTGCGTGCGCCCACGACCTTCACGGTGACGAATTTCGTCACGCGTTCGCCGTCACGGACGACCGCCTTGGCAAGCTCTAACATGAGCCAGCCCAGGGCCTGGCGGAAGAGTTTGCAGTTCGTGCTGTTTCGGCGGATCGCAGGCATCCTGGAAGCGCCATTCGCAAGGACCATGACGGTGTCATTGGTGGACATGTCACCGTCGATGGTGATGCGGTTGAAACTTTCCTCCACGCATTCCAGCACGGCCTTGCGGAGATTTTCGCTGGAAATCGTCGCATCCGTGGTAATGAAACACAGCATGGTTGCCATGCTGGGAGAAATCATTCCCGCACCTTTCACGCAGCCGCCGAGACGGACACGGTGCTCGCCGAGATCAAAGGAAATGGAGACTTCCTTGGCACGGGTGTCGCTGGTGATGATGGCAGCCGCCACCTCCGAGCCGTTCTTGGAACCGAGTTTTTCTAGCAGTTCAGGGTATTTCGGCTCGAAGCGCACCATGGGCATCGGCAGCCCGATGACCCCGGTGGACGCCACTCCGACTTCTGAACGCTTCAACCCTAACGGTCTGGCCACGGCGTCGCACATCGCATGGGCGTCATGGATGCCTTGCACGCCGGTGCAGGCATTGGCATTTCCCGAGTTGGCGATGATGGCGCGCAGATCTCCCTTGCGAAGATTCGACTGGGAGACCCGGACCGGCGCGGCTTTCACCCGGTTCGTGGTGAAGGTTCCGGCGGAGGTGCACGTCTTTTCCGAATAGATCAGCGCGAGATCCAGACGCGGACTATCAGGATTCTTGATGCCACAGCTAACAGCACTGGTGAGAAAGCCCAAGGGTGCGCCGACGCCTCCTTTGATACGGGAAAATGGGATGTCCATGATTGGGATATGGGGGAAAGGTGGCAATGTGGGCAGCGCTTAAAAATTTTGCAACCCATCAGTCGGGTTTAGCCCGAACATCAGATTGAAACATTGCACGGCCTGCCCGCCCGCACCTTTTCCGAGATTGTCCTCCGCACTCATCAGAATCACCCTTCCAGTGCGTGGGTCGTGCTGCCAGCCGATGTCGATGAAATTGGTGCGGGTGACATTCTTCGTATCCGCACACCCTCCACGCCCGAGCAGGCGCACGAACGCCGCCTCCGAATAAGCCCGCTCCAGCGCCGCCCCGATGGCCTCCGGCACCACGCCCTGGCGCAGCTTGGCAGTGGTGGTCGTAACGATGCCGCAGTTCACGGGGATGAGATGCGGGATGAAAGAAATCGTCACCTTTTCACCCGCCGCGAGGCTGAGTTCCTGCTCGATCTCGGACAAGTGGCGATGTTTCGGCACCCCGTAAGCCCGAGCGCTTTCATTGCACTCGCAGAACAGGTAGGCGAGGTCCGCCTTTTTTCCCGCACCGCTCACACCGCTCATCGAGTTGGCGACGATGGTGCCGGGATCGATTAGACTTTCGCGCAGCAGTGGAAGGAGCGGCAGAAGAATACTCGTTGGATAGCACCCCGGTGCGGCGATCAAACGCGCGGCCTTGATTTCCGCACTGCGAATTTCCGGCAAGCCGTAAACAGCCCCGCCTAACAAATCCGGTGCCGGGTGTGCATGATCGTAAAATTCCTCATAAATGCCCGCGTCACGAAGGCGGAAATCCGCACTCAGATCGATCACCTTCAAGCCACGTTCCAACAGGGCGCGGGCGATTTCGGCGGCCACGCCGTGAGGAAGCGCCAGGAAGGCGACTTGTGCTCCCGTGGCCGCAATGGCATCCGGATCGGGTTCGATAAACACCAGCTCACTTCCGGGTGCGCTGCGGAAGCGAGGAAACACGCTGGCCAAAGATTTTCCGGCCTCCTGCCGGGAGGTGGCTGCCACGAGTTCCACGCCCGGATGGACGAGCAGCAAGCGAAGCAGTTCCATGCCAGTGTAGCCACTCGCGCCGACGATGGCGGTTTTGATGCGATTCATGCACTTGAAATGTCATCAATTTCCGTGCTTGCCAATCCGCATTTGTCCTGATTCCTTCGGCCCCCGTTCATGAGACGGGCTGTAGCGCAGTCTGGTAGCGCACTTGCCTGGGGGGCAAGGGGTCGTGGGTTCGAATCCCGCCAGCCCGACCATTGTTAAGGGCACTTTCACAAGTGCCTCATTATTAACGGAGTTATGCGACCACGCTAGACCCGCGACAGAAATTCCACACAGGATTTCACACAACTTGACACGGCGACCGGGGCCGATGACCCGGAAACGCAAACGCCGTAGTGCTGTCGTAGAGATCGGAACAGGCCCAGCCAAGGTCCGTATCTACACCATCAACCGCAAGGACGGATACGACCAGTTCACTCTGGCTTGGAAGGAAGGTGGTCGGCGGAAAACCCGATGCCTTTCCTGCATCGACGAAGCGAAGATGATCGCCCAGCAGATCACCGTCCGACTCATCAACGGCGGCTCGGAAACATCCGAAGCCACACGGCGCGACATCGACCTGCTTCGGCACTGCGAACGCGCTGCATGCGAGTTCGGCGTGACACTCGCCGCCGCAATCGACGAATGGGCCAGTGCTCGGAAAACCGCCGGGGAAATTGCCCTTTCGGACGCCGTGCGCTTCTACGCTGCAAACCGGGCCGACTTGGTGGCGATCCGCACCACCGTTCAGGTGGCTGCTGAGTTCATCGCTTCACGCCAATCGACCGGGGTGAGCGATGCCTATGTCCGGAGTGCCCGCCTCAATCTCAAGCGGTTCACGGATCACATGAAGGGGAACATCACCGACATCACGACCGCCGACATCAACCGCTTCCTCGGAGGTCTTGAAGGACTCGGGCCAGTCAGTCGGAATACCATTCGTCGCAACCTGATCACAATGTTCAGCTTCGCCAAGAAACAGGGCTATCTGCATCCCGACCGCAAGACGGCCGCCGAGTCGAGCGAGTCGTTCAAGGAACCGGACACGAAGATCGAGATTTTCACGCCGGATGAGATGCGGAGAATTCTCCTGGCGGCCAATGCGCGGATCCTGCCGCTGATCGCCATCGGTGGATTCGCCGGCATCCGGTCGGCAGAAATCCTCCGCCTCGATTGGGAGGACATCAAGTGGGACCGCGGACACATCGAGATCGCAGGCAGCAAGGCAAAGACGGCCGCCCGTCGTCTAGTCCCGCTCACCGACAACCTGAAAGCCTGGCTGGCACCATGGCGCGCCGAGACCGGCAGCATTCTCACCATCTCCGACTACGCAGGTGCCCTGAACGATACCGGCATGAAGGCGAAGATCCCTGGCGGATGGCGTCAGAATGCCCTCAGACACTCGTTCATCAGCTATCGGGTAGCGGAGACCGGCGACGTCGCCCGAACCTCTCTGGAGGCTGGCAACTCCCCGAAAATGATCTTCCGCCATTACCGTGAGATTGTGGACGAGGAATCGGCGAAGGCGTGGTTTTCCATCACTCCGCCCGAGGGATGGCAACCTCCGGAACTTCAATGGACCGTGCGCGAGCGGCTGAAGAAGTTTTTCGCCGACCAAGAGAGCGAGGATCGTTGACATTACCAACTATGCGTAACCATGAAAGCGATCATCACCACCCACAACGTCCCCACAACGAACACCAGTGAAATCATGAGCACCCCCGGAAGCACGGGAGTCATTCAGCCTGCCATCATCCGAAAGAAGGAACTCGCCAAGCGACTGTCCGTCAGTACACGCACCATCGACACTTGGATGATGAAGCGCCTGATCCCCTACATCCAGGTGACCTCCCGGTTCCACCTATTTGAGTTTGATGCCGTGATCGCCGCGCTCAAAAAGCAATACGGTGTCGAGACCGTGAAGCGGATGTAATACACTAACAAACGAAAAGCCCCGGACGGTTTGAGGCCATCCGGGGTTTTTCATTGAATCACTTTCGTCTTAGCTTTCGAGCCATGCTGACCAGCGACATGACTCCCACAGCCAAGCCCACGCAGAGCGAGGCCACGCGCAGGTGCCATTCGATTTGTTCCTGGAACGACGTGATGACGCCCAGCACCGGGGAGGCAATGCCGACGATAGCTTTGGATACGTAGTCGAGGTCGATGGGCTGGCGCATGGTTTGGTTGGCGGTGTCAATCGCCGGTCTTGGCTGGCGCGGTTGGTGCAGGCGTGATCTTGCCTTCGAGGATGGCTCGCCAGAGATTCTTGTGGGTTTTGGCCGCAGCGTTGCCACCGTAGTTCGGGCGCTCGGCTTCGGCCCTCACATGGAGAAGTGCCTCCTTGTTGGCCAGCAGAGCGAAACGTCCCTGGGTGCCAAGGAATCCGGCAAACTTCGTGCGCTTGTGGTTCACCCGAAGCTCTTTGCCGAAGTGGGCTTGTTGCTTGAGCGGCAACAGAGCACGCAAAGCGGCCACTGTCGGATCATTGGCGACAGGGTCCGCAGTCTGCCCCGCAGCCGAAACGACGAGGCAAACCACGGAAAGCATTCTGAGGATCGACTTCATGGCTTACTGGTCGAGTTGGAGTGCCACCAGGTCGGCGGAGATTTCCGCAAGCCAGGCGTTGGCGGCTGCATCCCGCTGAGGAATGGCGAGAATGAGATCCTTCTGCCTCTGGGTGGCGGCAACCTGCTCTGACTTGGGCAGCGTGCTGCGGTAGGTCTTGAAGAATTCTTTCGCGGCGGTCGCCCGGCGCTCCTTGAGCACGAGCCAAACCCTAGCCTTGAACTCTGGCGAGGCATCGGCACGCAATCCGAGACTTGCCGCCAGTTCCGGCTTCGCGCTGATCATCTCGTCCGACCAGCCTGATAGGTCGCGATCCCAGGCTTTGACGATGGCCTGCGCCGAAATCACGCCACCTCCGGTTTTGGAACTCGTCGCAATGGCACGGATCGCTGTCTGAACGGCATCGGCCTTCGCGGCGGCGTCTCCTTCAGTGGTGCCCTTCGTGAGTTTGACCAGAAGGTCGATGTCCCACTTCTCGACGACTTCGCTGGCGACGATCATATCCCGGATCGCGAGTGCTCCGGGGTCAGCCAGAGCCGCTGCTAGACGATTTGCATCCGCAGGCTTGCTCGCCAACAGAGCCCCCCAGGCAACTTCGGCCGGGGAAGGGTCGTGCGCCGCGTGAAGGTTGATGATTCCTGCGAACAGCAGGCCCAGTGTAGTTTTCAGTTTGTTTTGCATGGTGTCGTTTTGGTGAGAGTGTCAACGCGATGGTCAGAATGCCTTCCACGAGACTCCGTCGTGGCAGTAGAACTTGCTGTCGGAGGTGTTGTAGAAAAGGTCACCGGCCGAAAAGTCCGTGCCGTAGCTGCCGGTTGGAGCAGTGGTTAGCCGGCCGTGGAAGCGCATCACCGGCTTGTCGCGAGAAGTGATGAATCCATTCCAAGTGATCTTGGCATGGGTCGTGCCGAGAACTTTGACCTCGACTGCCGACTGTGTGGTAGCCTGGCCGGAAATGCCGCCAGAAGTGGCAACCAGAAGACCTGGGGTAGTGTCCAAGCCTGTATCGCCAAGTGACAGGTCACGCCAGGCGGTGAGTGTCGGCGAAGTGAAATAAGTGTCCTGCACCGCCTTGACGCCCGCCGCTCCGCTGCTGCTCCAACCGACCAGGGCGATACCATCAGTTGGATTCGGGGTGCGGGCGATGACCGCATGGTTGTTTTGCCCGGTGACCGTGAGCATCCCAGTCACAGGGCCAAACGTGATGCCCGAATTATTGACCTGTACTTGGCCATTGGTCCCGGAGCCGGCAGTCGTGCGCATCAGCCCGTTGAGCGATAGCAGACTGTTGGGGTCGAATGTGAGAACGCGGTTGGCTCCCATCACGAGATTACCCGTGATCTGGTTGTTGTTCGGGTTCTTGGTGACGGCGGCGGTCTGGGCGAAAACGCCACCGCTGAGTGCAAGAAGGATGGAAATGCAGAGTTTCATGGGATGTCAGAGGATTTGTTTCCAGAACCTCGCGTTTGTCGTCGCGTGATAGTCGTTGGGGCGGATGATGCCGGGGGAGGCTGTCGCGCTGGTGCCACCCGTTAGTTGATAGAACGAGAGCGTGTCACCGACGACGATCCCGAGCACACGATTGAGTGGCAGCGTGGTGGAAATGATTGAGGCGAGTGCGTTGGTGCCGGTGCCGGTGAGCACGGTGATGGTAGGGTCGATCAGGATGCCGCCCGGGAGATGGGCGACGGGAACTTTGCCGCCTGTATCGAGCGGGGCGTATCCGTTCGCCACTCCTTTTGCCGTCACGATTTCGATAGTGTTTGCCGCCGGATAGGGCGGATCAGCGTCGGTGGGCACTCCTTCGTCACCTCGGTTCACGTCGTTCTCGACGACCACGAGGAAGGTGCGCGTGCTGGTCGGCTCGCCCGCGCCTTCCCGCCAGGTGATTTCGCCCATCAGGGTGATTTCGGAAAGTTCTTCGGCCGTAGGCGATGCGATATTGAGCGCAGAGTTGAGTTGCAGCGTGTTAAAGCTCACCGTGCATCCGTAGGTCGGGGTGTCGTCGCCTTCCGAGGGCATCGACCAGTCCGCGCTATGTGCGAGATAGGATCGGTCAAACTGGTTGCGAGGCTTGATGCCGATCTGGATTTCGAGAGCACCGGAATCGCCAATCGTCACGGGCGTAACGCCGTTTTGAAGGAACACCACCTGCAGCCGGGCGGCATCGCCACGCTTGAAGCGCAAAGCGGCGACCGGGCTTCGTTGGCCGGGTCCCTGGATAATTTGGAGCGTCTCAAGATCGACGTGGAGCTTCACGCCCATGCGTGCCTGTCAACCGGATCACTTCGCTGGCCATTTTCGCAGCGGGCAGGTCTGCGATCTGAAACGCGCCTTGGCATCGACGAAGCATCCACACTTGGCGCATGTCCGGTTCGATCTCAGTTGGTCGCATGATGCACATGCCGCCAGTCGCGCTGCCACTTGTTGGGCGGTCAGAGTCGGCTGCCCTTGGACCATCGCCTTGGTTTCCGAGCCAATCGCCTTGGCGAGGCTGCCGGCCCTCTTGAGTAGCCCCGGTGCTGCCGGTTGGCAGGCCTTGGCATGCGCCGACCTTCTCGTCGTCACTCCGCTCCGCCAAGATGATGCGCGTGCTGCGACCTTGTCATCGCAATGGATCGCGAGGGTGACTTCAACGACCGGCAAGGCAGCGTTGAGTTCCTTAATGAACTCATGTCCCGCCTGCGACAGCATACCGTTGGGCAGAAACATTCCTTCGCGTTGCACCGCGTTGAACACCCGATGTGATTTCACCGGCATGGCCGATTTCAGTGCGGCGCGAAATCGCGGATCATCCTGAAACGACTGAAGGCATGAGGGAATGAGGTCTTTCTTGTCCATTATCCGAAGCAGCTTGGGTAGTAGGTTCCATTTTCGGCGGTGAACGATCCGCGGAACGACGGGCTGCAATCCCCGGCAGTCTCGCAGTAGCCGTCGCAGCAGCCATTGCCGACGTTGTTGCAATTGTTCCCTTCGTCGGTGTCATCGGGGATGCAAAGTCCCGCAGATGCGCAGGTGATGCAGTTTCCATCATCCTCGCTGACCTCTGGGTCGTAGTTGGCGGCGTAGGGGTTCGTGCATCCGCTGCCGCACATTTTCGGGAACTTGAATTCGTGCTGATCGTTGGACTGAATCTTTTTGATCGGAAGGTAGGCGTTGGCGCGGATCAAGACGGACTTGCCCAAGTCCTGCTGGACTGCGACGGAATAATCGACGGCGGTGCCAGGCGTCCATGAGGGTGCGTCGATCTTCTTGCCGTGGACATAGACCGAAATCCAATACAGTCCGTTGGCATAGGCAGTCGGAGCCGGACCAAGCCGAACCCGGAAACCGAGTTGGATCTGAAACGGCGGCGCGGTGCCGTCGAGGAAGCATTGGGGCGTCCACGTCACGTTCTCGATGGTGATCTGGGCCGGGTCACGATTTGGGGGTGGCCTTGGTGGACGAGGACCGCCACCCCCACCACCGCCGCCGCCTCCACCACCGCCGCCACCACCACCTCCCCCACCATCAGGCTGACAACCAAAGGTCGGGCACCCACACTCGTCCATTCCAGTGACAACAGCGACGGTTCCCGGAGGACAGGCCGGACCGGGTTGGCACGGCGGGCAATCCGGGCCGCATGGAATGACGACGCAGCCATTGGCATCAACGAACTGCTTGATGGGAATCTGGCCCGGTGGGCAGGCAAGCGGATCACCGCAAAGCGTCGGCTGGCACTCGAAGGTTGGGCAGCCATTGGCATCCACTCCGGTTTGCACGAGTTTGAAATTCGGGCCGCAGTCGGGCGGATCGGCGCATGGCTTGTCATCCGGCCTGCATCCCCATATCGCGCACCCGGCGTTGTCATAGCCCGTGACGATGCTGGTTTGTCCCGGTGGGCACGCGAGCGGGTCGCCACAAAAGATCGGTTGGCAGACGTAGGTCGGGCAGCCGTTGGCATCCACTCCGTTTGTGGCGGGCTTCGCATCCGGCCCACAATCAGGCGGCGGCGGGCATGGCGGTTTGTCCGGCTTGCACTCGAAGATGGAGCATCCTTGGTCGTCTGTGCCGACGACAAACGAGAGTTGGCCGGGAGGACAGTTGGGAGGATCGGGGCAGAATGTGGGTTGGCAAATGTAGGTTAGGCAGCCCCTCGCATCACGCCCGCTCACCGCGAGCTTGGTGTTCGGTCCACACTCGGGCGGATCGCCGCATGGCTGGCGATCATCCGGCCTGCACATCCAAATCGCGCATCCAAGATCATTGTAGCCACTGATGCGCAGAGTCGTTCCAGGCGGACACAGGGGAGGATCCGCGCAAAACTTCGGCTGACAGATGTAAATTCGGCAGCCGCACGAATCATAACCGCCGGTTACGAGTTTGAAGTTCGGGCCGCAGTAGGGTGGCGGTTGGCATGGCCCGCCGCAGTTCGGAGGTGGATCGTCAATGACGGGGGGCACGTCCGGGCATTCTGTGCCGCCAGCACCAGGCACCGTGGGGTTGGTGTATGGCTCGTCATCAACCGCGCCCGGATACCAGAATTTCCCCTGCTGGTCGGGTGCCGGGGTGGCCGAGCAACCCGGTGCATAGACCGTCCAGTCGTCGGCATAAAACTCATCGACGCCGAAGTCGGTGTTGCGGACTACGCGGCTGACGTTGCCGACAATAAAATCGTCGCCTCGGTTCAGATACGTCAGATGAAACAAGCCGCTGTGATGGATGATCCAGCGCAGCGAGGATGCTTTGTTGAATGGGTTGGTGATTTCGTCCGACCATCCCGCACGTCGCACCGCCCATCCACGGCGGGCATACTCGGCGGCCAGAGGCCAGATCATGCCGTGTCCGATGCTCATGGCGATTGCGTGGGTGAAGTGACAACCCGGATGGAGTCGTAAAGCGGAACTACGGGGCACGCGCCATACTTCGAATTCGGGTTGCGCGGATCGACCACGGGCGACACATCGAGCGGGCGCGGATACCGCTTCTTGCCCTGTTGGTAGAGGTCAGCACCCGTGACGGTTACGCCGTCGAAACAGGTGGGTGAAAGCACAGTCCAATCCTCGGCATAGAAATCCTCGACCACGAAATCTGTGTTACGAATGACGCGTGTGACCTTGGTTCCGGTGACAGGAGCGCGATAGAGTAACCAGAACAACGCGTTCTGATAGACAACCCAACGCAAGGCGCGGCCCGTGTCGCCAAACAGTTCAAGATCATCCCATCCGGCACGACGAACTGCCCACCCGCGACGGGCGTATTCGGCGGCCAGAGGCCAGATCATGCCGGAGCCGTAGGTCATGGGTTCGGAACGAGGTCGCGGTCAATGGCGAGGCGGAAGGTTTTGGACGAGCGGATGACCTCGTCGGACAGCGCTCCCGGTTCGAGGTAGTCAACGCGCCACTCGATTTCGGCAATGGCGTCGAAGGTCGTCTGATAGTCGGCTTGGTAGTTGGCGAGTGCGTTGAGGAGATCCGGCGTGTCGAGATTGACCAGGATGCGGTAGCGCGGGCGGTCGCTGGTGCCGATGATTTCCAAGCCGCCGTTGCTCTGAACCAGCACGGTCTCACCATCGAACTCGCGGATGTTCATGACGATGGATGCCATCGCCATCGTTTGCAGCTCTTCCCCCTTGAGGAATCCGACGTCAAGAAACACCTTGTCGCCGTATTTAAGGAACATGACGGCTTGGCTCGCGTTCTGGCCCGACGAAGGCGTGATGCCGGGGACCGAAACCGCGCCGGATCGCAGGTCGATGTTCACCTCGATGCCGATGCCGTCATTGAAGTTCGTATCTTCGATACCCATCGCCACTTCCAGCGGCGCGGAGGGGCCGGTAGCATTGCTGGCGATGACTTTCACGAGATACACCCCGGCGGAGATTGCCGCTCCACTCACAAGGCCAGACGAGTTGATCGACATGCCCGACGGCAGGCCGCTCGCAGTCCACGATGTCGGCGAGTTGGTCGCCTGCATCTGATACTCGAAATACTGCCCCTTGCGATAGCCGAGGACGGAGGTGGTGTTGGAAATGACGGGAATGGCCATGATTATTGGATGGTTGCTTTGCCGAGGCTTTCGGGTTCTTCGCCGGTGAGGGTTGCCTTGAGTCCGTTGAAGGCGACGAGTCCGCGTGGGTCGGTCTGGTGGTCGTCGGTGTCGAAGCGGACAAGGCGGCCCCGGACGATGAAGTTGGCGGTGGTCATCGTGGTTGGCGTCGCTTCCGTGGCTCCGTAGATCACACGATCCACAACGCAGGTATCGACGGAATCGACGATCTTTCGGACAACGCGCAGGCCGAAGCCGTGTGAGGAAGGAATACTCGTGAGCATGAAGCTGTGATCGAGCGACGGCGGTAGGAAAGTGACATCCGCGATGTTGCTCGGGCTTGGTGGATTGCCCGATGGCAAGCCGATGTCGATGGCCACTCCCCAATGAACCAAGGTGTTCGAGTTGAAGACGGCGGCGACGAACGAGAAGTCTAGCGAGAGCCGCTTGCTCATTCGCAGTTGCTTGCCGTTGACGTGGATGCGGAACAGCTCGCGGGAAAAGTCCGTCGGGTAAAACACCTGCTCGCCCGTGATGATCTGTTCCACTTGATAAAAACCGCGACCGTCCCATGCATAGAATCCCGGGGCGTTGAGCTTGGTCGAGCGACGGCCGAGATAGCCGGGGATCACCAGAGGAGCTGTCGGGTCGGTGTATTGATAGATCACACCTGTCGCGGGCGAGGTCGGCAGGACGTTGGCCGTCGTGAAGACAAGTGGATCAACATGGACGGCTGGTAGCAGGCCGCCAACTCGTGGCAGGTCGGCGGGTTTGATCGAGGGCACGTCCTTTGCCTCGATCTTCTGGCGAGTGGGAAACACCTCGAAGAGTTCCGGCAGTTCCCATGCGGCGATGACGGATTGCTGCGTGCTGCTCACTCCGGGTGGCGAGGTCGGGATGAAGGTTTCCAGGTCTTCGACGCGTTCGCCCAAGTCATCGAGGATCAGTTGCAGCCCCTCGATTTGGGCGATGGTGTGGCCGTGCGTTTGGAATACGGACACCGGGCCTGCGGTGGAAATGGTGACGACATAGCCGTTCAGCGGGGGCGCTTCCGCGAAAGTGATGCTGAGATCATCCTCGCCATCCAAGGTGACCGACAGCGGCTCCACGATGGCGCGACTGCCGCCGTTTTGGCGGACGGTGACGTGCAGGTCGCGGGTGCCAAGGTTGTGACTGATGGTGAAGTCCGAGTTCACGCCATCACCGAAGGGCGCGACGTAGTGCTGTGAGCCGGTGATGATCTGGTCTGGCGTGAACGGCACATACGTCCTGCCATAGGGAGGTCGCAGCCAGTCGATATTGGCGGCGGTTTCGAGTCCCTCCCAGTTGAGTTCGCGAATTAGGGAGATCGGAGCGCGGAACGGCGTGAGCGTGTAGGTCTTGTCAGGATCGTTCTCATCTTGAATTGCGACTTCAATTTCCAAGTCGGGCTTTACTTCGGCAGCTCCGCGCAGCGCGGCGGCGATTTCTGAGGTGTTGAGATCGAGGATGACGGTCGGATCACCGGGCGGCGCGGAAAATACAGCGACCTCGATCAACTCTTGGTCAATGCCGGCCATCTCGCCGTTGAAGGTGATGTGGGCGATGTTGGTCGCCGGGTTGCTGACGGAGAATGATCCTCCATCGTCAGCCAGAACCGTGAGCGCGTCCTGAATTTCCTCGGGGCCATCATCCACCGACAATTCGCGGGTTTTCTTGAACCCACGTCGCAACTGATAGGTGCCCTTGAAGGTCGGTTGGATTTTGAGTGCCTGGATTTCAGGCCAGAGCGTGGTGGCCGATGCTCCGCCTGCCTGCACCTCGCTCACGGTGGGTGCGGGCGGCACGATCAATTCGAAGCTCGCGGTGGATGCCAGCGGAGCCTGAACGAGCCGGACCTCATGACGGTATTGTCCAGCCACCTGCGTCGAGCGAACGCGCACGAACGAGACGGGCCGCAATTCGGAAAGCAGTCCCCCGGCGGAGTATCCGGACAGCGCGATTTCCTGCAGGCCGGTGGAAATGATCCACGAGCCATCCTGTTTGCCGACCAGCGCGTCATCCAATCCGATAGCGGCAAGGGCGGTTTGCACAGCACCCGCTGTGGCGTCGTGTGGGATCGGCGCGGTATCCTGGCCGTCCACACGCAACACGAAGAAGCCAGACGTCGGGCGGGCATCGACAAATCCGATGGAGGCGCGGATGTGGGTGACGATCTTCTGCACCTCGATTGGAGAGCCTTCGAGCAATTCGGCGAAGCGTAGGCCGATACGCACCTTGTCACCCTGCACGAAGGCCGGGAATGTAATCGCGCTGCCGCCAAGAGTGGTGGTCAGCCTGCGAGTAGTGAGATTGGCGTAAACGGTGGCCTGCATGGGGATGTCCTGCCCCTGCCCGCCGCGTCAACTCACAGCTCGAAGTAAGCAGCGTCGAACTTCGTCATGACGTATGGAAAAGGCGGTTCCAACCCGGCGGCTTGCTCCGCTTCCTCCTCTTCTTTGCCCAGGCGTTTGGCGAGAAGTCGCTGTTCCTTGTCGAGGCCGAAGCCGTCTTTGGTTTCCTCACTCATAGCGACCAGAACCTCCCTGCCAGATTGCGGTTGCGCAGCACTTGGATCGCTTCGTTGTAGGCGTCATTGCCCGGTGCGAGCAGGGTGCTGAAAATCGAATCAGCGATGCCGCCCAGGAGACCGGTTCGGAGTTGGATTGGCTGGATGGGTGTCGGGTCCGGAATCCGCTGGGGCGCGTGGCATAGGTTCCAGAACTGGTCATGCTTCACGAACGCGGTCCAAGTGTCATCCATCGGCAGATCGGGCGAGTATCCGGGTGGTGACAGGAAATAGATGGTGGCGATCTTGATCGCGTCGAACTCTGGATCAGCGGCTCCTTCCAGCAGGTTGCCCATATCGACCTCTACAATCGGCTTGTATTTGGCTGTCACGTCCAGCCACGGGCGTTTCCGCGGAGGCGTAGATCTGTCGTAGTTGATGACGAGCAACGTACTGTAACTGTCGAGAAAGGGATTTCCCTGGATGACATCCAGCTTGGCCGCCGCACGGTCCACGTAGAGCACCACATCGCAGGCACTCAGCAGTGGTGACTCGCCGGCCGATTCGTATTGGACCTCCTGAATGCCGGAATTGAGGTTGCCTTGGAACACGACCTTTTCATCGGTCACGCCGAACTGGATGAAGAACTCGGGCACGGACTCGAACTCCACGGCGATGTTTCCCGACATTGAAACTGAAACCGATTCGGCATCCGCGCCCTTGCCGATGATGCGGGTTCCGGAGACGATGATTTGCGGCGACTCGGTGATGAGCGCATCCACCGATTGATCCTTTTCGGGGCGCGTTCCGGTTTCCTCTTCGATCCGGTCGAGCGTGCGGTCGGTGGCGAGCATGGCCAGGGTGGAGATTTCCGGTTCCACCCCGTTGACGAAGCCGGGACGGATGCGGAACACCCACTTCTCCGCGGTGTCACTCCATTCCGGCACGATGGTCCACGGATGCACCCAGCGTCGGGATGTTCTCACAAACCGCAATGGCAGCCGCCGCGACACCTCGTCGATCATGGCGTTCCATGTCTTGTGATTGATGATGGGGACTTTGCGCTTCATGTCGGGATGAACAGGTGGCGACCTGCGGCTTTCGCATTCGGGTCTTTTTTGAGATCAGCTTCGCTCGGTCGGCGCTCTTGAAATTCGTAGCGGATGTTGTGGTGAACGATCTGGAACACTTCTTCAATCGAACCGCCGTCGCTGGACGCCCGCAGGAAGGCGAGCGGATAGTAGCCGAAGCCATCGAGCGGTCCCTCGGCCGAGTCGGTCTGAACGATTTCGACATTCTCACTCACCTGCTCGCCGGCCTTGTTTTCCTTCACTCCGGAAATCCCGCCGCTCACCGATTGCTTCACCTTGAGCGAAATGTAAATCCGCCCGTCCTTGGATGCCTTCTTTGGATCCAGCTTGAGTGCTGGATAATCCTTGCCGCTCTCGCGGTTGCCGTCCTTGTCGCGGTTGTCGATGCAGCGTTTCTGACCGCTCTCGGTGATTACGGGGATGAGATCATTCACAGTCCCCGGCGAGACTCGCACCGATGATCCACTCACCATGACGCGGAACGGATGGCGAAACATCTGGTTATCGCGGACGCGTACGATGGTTCCGTGAGGCGTGACTCGCACGTCGATCCCGTCGTCAGGGACGATTTTCAATGAATCGACCCAGCGCACGAGGCGCTCCCACGCGTCGCGGACTTTCTCGCCCTTGCGCACTTTGATTTCACGCGTCGTCATTGCTTGCTGGCCTTTTCATAGATCTCCTCAACCCAGCCGTTTGGCGGTGAGAGCAGCCATTCGTTTTCGATGCGCCACACGTCGCCATTCTGTGAAATCTTCGGTGGCATCGCCATCCATGTCCGGCTGCCGAAATCGACTTCCGCAATCGCGTCCGGCGCACCCGGGATGCTGGAATAAACCTTGCCGATGTCGTTGATCGCGTTCTTCGGAATGTTTTTCGACGACCATGTGCGCGTGACGCGGGCAGTCATCACGGCATAGGTCGAGGTGCCGAACATCGGATTCTTCTCGCCCGGTTTGGCTTTGCTCTTGCCGCCGAGTCCGCCCTTGCCCTTGGCCTCCTTGGGCATGAACTCAGGGAACTTGAGCGGGCCACCGGGTTCCTCGTAATAGCCGCCGTAGGTCGCCTTGATTTCCTTGAGATTGGGATGGGACTCAAGCGGCTCTTCGGAAAAATCAAAGCCGAGGTTCCATTGTTCGGTTTCCGCCGGTTCGGGCTCTTCGTCACCGGCGTATCCCTTGTAGGTGACGGTGACGATCCAGCCGTCGGTGCCGTCGTTGAGCGCCTGCCAGGTCCGGCCTTGCTCGACCAACCCATAAAATCGGGCATGCCCGACTGTGGTGACCTCGCTGATGCTCTTGGCATGATACGACACGGCGAATGTCGAAATCATGTTTTCGTCCCTGCCGCCGCTCGCTCCTTCGAGAATGGTGTTCTCGGCCATGGCTTACGCGAAAACCGCCTCCCCCGGTTCCGGGGTAGTGCCCCTGTTCTTGGTGTTGTCGTGGATCTTCTTGAGCCAGTCGGTCTGCCGCTTGTTTTCCTCTAGCAGCCCCGCGTTCGCGCTGCGGCCGAAGAGCATGTTCATGGATTGCGCGAAGGAGCCGAGCTGACCTGACCCGCCCGTTATGACTGCCGGAGGCGTTGGCTTTTCGTCCGCTGCCGCCATTCCGATTTGCTTGCCCGTCTTCACCGGAGGAATGGCCGCTTTGATGCGCTCCACGGTGTCGCCGAACTCGCGCTTCATGCCGGACGTGTCGATGGCCTCCGCGGTGTTGGCGAAAGTCTCACTGAAACGGTTTTTCACGTTCTCACCGGCTTCTGCCAGGCGTTGGGCGATCTTCTGGGCAGCAGGTTCCAACAGGTCGCCGGCCTTCGAGAACCGCGCTGCAGCATCTTCATCGAGAATCGAAGCACTCTCGCGGATCGTCTTCTGGATGTTGTTGAAGGCGTCCTCCTTGCCGAACAACTCGGCCAGCGGGCGCGCCACCTCGATGATTTCCGAGAATCCTTTTTGAAGGAAGCTGATGGCTGATAGAAAAATCCCGATGATGGCATTGCCCATCCCGCTCCAGAACTCGGGAGTCGTGAGGATTTGGAAATAGGTGACCGCCGTCTTGAAATATTCGACGATGTATTGGCCGGTGGCGGCGATGGTCGCCCGCAGTGTGGCCCACAGGAAATTCACGCTCTGTGCGAACGCCAACTTGAGCGACGACCAGACAAGATTGAGCGCCTCGCCACTGCGGAAGATTGCGACCAGGAACTGACCGGCCTCCGCCAACTTGGGCTTGGCCATTTCCACGAATTCAAGGAACTGCGGCGTGATGGATGCGAGTGCTGACGCCAGTGGTTTGCCCACTTCCTCGAATCCCTGATTCAGCGCGGCCTTGATCTGGACGGACGCGTCCGCGGTCGCCGCCGCCGTGCCGCCGACCTGCTTTTCGATGGCGGCGAGCACCAATGCCTGCGCCTCGTGCATCCGGTTGGATTCGGCCAGAGTCTTGATCTTCGCCTTCTCATCTTCGGTGAAGGTAATGCCCGAACGCCGCAAGGCAGCGAGTCCATTGACCGGATCGTTGAGCGCCTTGCCAAGCTGGACGGCGTTCTGTTCGGCAGCGCCGAAACCGGCAGCCGCCATGTCCACCGCTGCCTGGGTGGCCCGATCAAAATTGCCGCCCAGCTCGTCGGCTGTATTGGCGAGTTCCTTGAAGGTGAGAAGTTTCGCCTGGGTGAGTTGGATAGCATTTCCATCCACCCCAGTCTGCAACTCGATCTTGTCCGCGAGGTTGTTCAGTCGCTCAGCCACCGCGTCGGATTGGTCGCCGAACAGCCCCATCGACTTGGCAATGTTGCGGACGCGGGCGTCGGCGGAGTTCGCTGCCTCACCCGACAGGATCAGCTTGTAGGTCAATGCGCCAATCGCCGCGCCTGCGGCGGCCACAGCGGCGGCGACAACCGCAGTTCCCTTGGCAACGGATTTCATGGCGCTGCCCATCGACGCGAAACCCTTGGATGCGCCCGACGACATGCCGGCCATTGAGTTTTTCAAGCCCGTCGTTTCCGACTTGGCAGTCTTCAACGCGGACTGGAATCCAGCCGTGTTGAGTGTCAGCAGTGCGGTGAGCTTGGCCATCTGGCCACGGGTGGCATGTCAATCGAAGCCGGACTTCCCCTTCACATTGGCGAAGAAATAGAGCAGCCGTTTTTCCATCGAACGGGCCTGCACGCGCAGCGCGGCATTCACTCGCGCCCGCAGGCCATTGACCTTGGCGGCCCACTCAACGGCATTGGTGATCGACGCATTGATCTCGCCATCCTTGACCTCGATGTCGGTGCTTCCGGGCGCGGCATGGCGAGACACCCACGCGGGCACACGGATTTTTCCAACGCTCTGCGCCGCCGTAGCCCACGCCGATGCCAGATAGCCGACCCGAGCCTTCTTCGCCTTGATCAGCTCGGCAATCAGCGCCTTCGGTGCCTTGAGCTTGGTGCCGCCCTTGGCCACGCGCATGCTGCCGCTCTTCCGCCGCGATTTGAGCACCGAGCGCATTTGCGCCAACGAATCCACATCCGCCCGCTTCGGATCAGAAACGCCGCGAAACACGGCGCGGATGTCGCCCACAATCGCTTGCTCGCCGAGCTTCTTCGCTTTGACGCCTCGCGTGCTGCCTCGGCTCGGGGGGGTGAAGTCCAACAGGTGGCGGATGAAACCGCGAACCTGTTCCTTCATGAACGTCTCACCGTCGCGCTTCGAATAATGGGCGAGCCGGTCGGCGGCCCGCTGGAACTCATCGACATGCAGTTTGAATTTCACTTCATCACCCATCGTCCTCGTCACCATCGTCAACCATGCGGTCGATGAGACCGATCAGCTCGTCCGGCGCGAGTGCCTGCATCGTCTCTTCGGTGGGTGGTTCAAGCGTCCAGAGATTGGCCGCCTGGAGCGAGCAATGGTAATACTGGAGGGCACGCGCCATCGGGAGCCGCCAGATGATGAAGTCCTCGCTCCAACCGGTGTCCTTGGCGATGGTGAATACCGCACTCGCCAGCCAGCCGGGGTTCAGGACTTTCCCGGCGCATCGTCCTCGCTGGACGGATACTTGCTTTCGACGCGGACGCTGGATGCGGCAAGCATCGCGTTGATCCGGTTGATTTCCGCCATCAACCCCGGGAGCATGTCGAAGGTGACATTGAGAGAGAACTTGAGCACACAACGATCTACGGTTTCGTCACGGACTGCGTCCGCGATGTCATCTTCATCCGCCGACTGCATCCATGCAAAGGCCATGATCTGCCGCTGCTCTTCCAAATCATCAAGCTCCAGCGGTGGATCATCCTTGCCACGGGTGAACATGGTGAGCTTGAGCAGATAGGCCAGTTGCATCGAGCCCATGGTGTAAGGACGCAGCTTGAGGTTGCCGATCCGGCGTTCCCCGCTGTCGATCATGCCGGTGGCAAGTTGAAGTTCGCGGTCGTTCATGATGTTAGAATTCGGAAAGGATTTGCTCGCGGGTGGCTTTCGATGCCTCGTCGGAACTGCTCGGAACGATGGCGATGCGCTTGCCTTTGCGGATCAGCAGCATCGGGCGCATCGTCTTGACCTTGTCGAGCAGCCGGTTGTGTTGGTCATTCATCGCCCGCAGATAGGCAATGGGGTGGTTGGCGTTGGCCTCGCACCAGGCGAGCGATTCATAACGCTTGCGGAACTCGTCGAAGGTGATGCTTTCCGCTACCTCGATGGGTTCAAAGCTGAGTTTGGCCGCGCCGTCCATCAGCCAAGTGACGGTGCGCTTCGCGCCGTTGGGCGTCTGTTCGACCGTGTCGGAATAGGCGGCTTCGGTGGCGAACATGCCGCCGCTTGAGAGTGCCGCCGCGACAAGCCGGGTGTTGCGGCTTTCGGTGGGTTTCGTGTCGTGATCGCGCACGACGCTGATGGTGGTTCCTTCTTTCATGGGTGATTTTCAGGTGATCTTTGAAAATGGATGCGTCATGCCGCTCCTGCGGCGGGATGGTTCACTCCCGACAGTTCGAACGAGTTGTAATCCTCGTTGGTCTGGGAGTTCTTGACGGTGGTGATGATGGTGGTTCCGCCCGTGATCTGTTCGGGCACATAGGCGGCGGAGGCACCGCCCAGCAGGGATTCATCCGCGACACCTCGGCCCTTGACGCTGAAACTGAAGGACGGGTCGTAGCGGTTGCCCGTCTCGAACGCGCCGTCGCTCTTCTTGATGATCTTGTGTTCGAGCTGCTTCTGCACGTCCACGCTCTCCACCAGGGCGGCAGTGACGCACTTGACTCCGATTTCGTTGAAGGCGGCGGGCATGGGAGTTTTTAGTGTTAGATGTCGTCGTAGGCGACGGCCTGAATCTCGAAGCCTGGAAAGTCGTCGTTGCTTTCCGTCACCTTGACGGAGGTCACGAACGAGACACCCTTGGTGATCGCCCCTGCGGCGACATCGCCAAAATTCACGGTGCCTTTTCCGGATAGCGTGATGCTGCGGGTGATGAGCTTCTTCGGCTTCGCCACAACGGTCACGCCAAGCGAATCCCGCAGAGTCGCCACTTCGATGGATGAGTCCGCAGACGCTTCCTGGGCGTGTCCGGTGGCGGGCGCGAGTCCGTGCAGGTTGGTGACTCCGAAGGTAGCGGGCATGACTCTTACGGCGTGTTGTCAACCGGCGTCCAATCCACACCGAGAATCCCCTCGATGGTGGTGAGCCACCGGTCATCGTCCGTCACGGCGGTCGAGTTGGCTTTCGTCCTGAATCCGCCGATGGTGAATCCGTTCGCCGCAGGTAGCACGCCTTCCATGATGCCCTTCACCGCATGGGCGAGAGTGGCGTGTTGCGTCCGGTTGTCGGTGGGTGACGAGACGAGGATCTTCACCGTCGCCCGGTGAAGCGGGCCGACGACGTTTTCAATCGAGTCTGCTAGAACAAGAATCGCATGGGATTCGGGCGTGCGGATGTCGGCGGATGTGCCGGTGAAAACCTCCGGCGCGGGAACGAGCTGCGCGGAGGTGAAAAGGCCGGCCAGGTAATCTTCGATGGCTTGGTTCATGGTGGTGATTTTCAGCGGCGGGCCACGCGGTATTCGATGATGCCCGCACCGGGCTTGCGGTTGATTTCGTCGATCTTGTAGCGGTCGCCCCCGATGAGGATCGTGTCATTGTGGGCGGGCAGCGGTGTCGGCAGGAGTGCTACGAGCAGCTTCACCGTGAGCGCACCGTCCTGGGTGAAACCGCCTTCCTCAAGATCAACAGCCAGTCCGCTCGGCGAGACCATCGCCTGATAGTCCTTGCCACCGATGGTCACTGGCACTCCCGCATCACGCAGGATTTCAACGAATGCCTCGGCAGCGGCTGCTTGGATCGCGTTCACGCACCTCGTGGCGTGTCAATCGTGCGCGATGTTTGGAATTTGTGTAATAGATCAAGCCTGTCTTGATGTATGCCACATATTTCGAACAAAACACCCCCTCCCGGTTTCCCGAGAGAGGGTGATGGATGCCAATCGAACTCCAAAGAAGCTTATGGTTTGACGATGCGCTTGAGGGCGTCGGTCTTGGCCGCCGAGAAGCCGTAGAGGCATTCGAGGGTGACGAAGATTTTGTTGGCGCGGGTGTCGGTGAAGCGCAGGTAGCCGAAGGTCATGCCCGTGGTGGGATCGGTGACGGCACCGGCTTGCTGGTAGTCGGCCACCGGCTGGAGGTAGCGCATGGCCACCGCGACGGCGCTGGAGTGAGCTGCGAAGCCAACAAGTTTTTCCGCGTGATCCGAAGGGATGAGGGTCGTTTCGTGGAGGTTGAATCCGGCGATCCGCTTGACCATGCCTTCGGTGACGGCCGGGGCGTTGAGGTTCAGGTTGAAACTCTTGGCCACCACGTCGTCGGCGAGCATGTTGGTGTAGTAGCCAGCATCGAGCACCAGTGAGCGCGGGTTGGGCGGCATCTTGGCATTGCCGCAAGCTTCGCGCAGGCTGAGCACCTTCTTGTAATCGAAGGCGGTGGCGGCGAGCGCGGCGATGCCCGGAGCGCCGAAGTTGGCGAGCGTGATGCAACTGAAGATGTCCACCAGCACGTCCTGGGCGAGTTGTTGGGCGGCGGCTTCCACCAAGGCTTCGAGCGCGTTGAGCGATGTCTCGGCGGATTCCCTGGCGGTGACGTGGACGGTCTTGTATTTGTGGCGGTTGAGCGTCACCGGAACCACGGTGACCGTGGAATCGGCATTGGCCGAGTAGTCGCCTGCGAAGTCGCTTGAAGTGCTGGGCGCGCCGACGAGCGGAACGCGCACGGTGTCGAGCTTGTCGGCAGGCTGCGGACTGAAGTCGGTGGAGAACGCCGTGACCGGCAGGAGGTTCGACATGAAGGGCATGAGCGCCCGTTGGGCGACCTTGATGTCTTTGACGTTGGTGAGGGTGTTGGACATGGCGTGTTATCAGGCTTGGTGTTTGAGGATGAGGGCTTGTTGTTCGGGAGTGAGCTTGCGCCAGAAGGCGGTCTGCTCGGCGGGATCGGTGATGGCGGCGAAACGCGCATGGAGGTCCGCAGCCTGGGAGGCATCCCCGGCAGGGGTCACTTGGGCGGGCATCGTGGTGCCGGTGGAGGCGACGACGCGGGCGACTTCGAGTTGCAGTTTGCGGTCGAAGTCGGTTTGCGATGCTTCCAGATCGGTGATGCGTGATTGCATCGAGGTGACTTGCACCTTTGCGGCATCCCGCTCGGTGATGAGATTGGCGGCTTGGCTCTTCGCGTCATCGCGCTCCGCTTTCAGCGTGTCGATTTCAGCGGCAAGCAACTCCACTTCGCCACGAAGCGAATCGACGCTGGTCGAGGCCTCGTTGAGCAATTCGGTCTGGGCTTGGTGGTCCCGCTGGAGGTTCACAACCTCGGTTCGGGCTTCGGCGAGTTCGTCTTCGATGCTTTTCATCGACCCTGATCCCGTGTCAACCGACGCGGCGTGATAGACACGCAGGCGGCGCATCGCGTCGGCGCGGTCAGGAACCATGCCCGCGAGGTTGTGGCGTTGAGCCTGCTTGCCGCTGAAGGTCTGACCTTCCATGGCCTCGGCAGGAATGGCACGTCCGCGGGAAAGAACGGCGTCATGAAACTCGGCTGCGATTTCGGCGAGATTCGATTGAATCAATTCGCGCTGATCGTCTGTTAGCGGAGTGCCGGGCGCGCCCATCGCCTTGTATTTGCCGACGGAGAAGACCTCCACTTTGAGTCCCGCCTTGTCGAGGGCCGCGCTATTGTCGATCACCGCCTGCACCACGCCAATGGAACCGACTTGAGCGGACGGCGTGGCGTAGATGGCGCGGGCCTGGCTGGCGATCCAATAGGCCGCCGAACACATCAGTCCGGAGGAGAAGGCATAGACGGGCTTGCTTCCATTGAGGGCCTTCACCGCTGCCGCGAGTTCCGGTGTGCCTGCCACCGTGCCGCCAGGCGAGTCGATGTTAAGAAATACCGCCTTGATGTCATCGCGCTGACCCGCTTCACGCAGAGCCTCGCCAATGTCCTCGGAACTGGTGGCACCGAAGAAGATGCGAGCGAAGAGGTCGGGCTTGCGAAGGATCGGCCCTTCGATTGCAATCACGCCGATGCCATCCTCAATCGAAAGCAGCGGGCTTTCGGCTGCCTGTTTCGGAAGGAATCCACCGCGATCCACCAGTCCCCGCAAGGACGCGGCCATGGATTGCAGCGCTTCAGGTTGGATCAGCCACTCGCGATGTTGAATTACCGGGTTCACGCCCGGATGGCGGTGTCAACGACCAGGCGGTGGCTCTTCCTTATCCGGGAGAGTCACAGGCATGCCATTTGGTTTCCAGAGCATGTCCACCGGCACGCAGTACTTCGCCGCTGTATCCAGGATGAGCTTGGCATCGCTGGCGCGGCGTTCGATCTCTTCGCCGAAGTCCGCTCCCTGTTCATTGAAGTGATCAGAGAGGGTTTTCAGTCCCATTTCCACGTCGGCACGGTTTTGTTGCGCCTCGCGTCCGGCGTCCACGGTCACGCGCTTGGGAGGAACGGAGCTGATCTTCCACCAGCCTGGCACCGGTGGCAGGAAGCCACGAGCAATTGCATCGCCGATTACATAGGCCCAAACCGGTTTGATGAGGCGACTTTCGAGAATCATCTGGCGGAACGAGAAGCGGCGATCCGCCTTGGCGACGATCAATCTAACGCCTGCACCACCGACCTTGCTGGAATCCGCTGCAAACTCGAAGGGAATCATCCCAAGCGCGGAGTCACGCCGCAGGTGTTCCAGGAAACCGGTGAAGGTTGGCGATGGTCGATTAGATTGAAAGCTGTCGAGAGACTCGTCGGGTCTGAGAGCCACCAGTTTGCCGCCGACGATGCGTTGCAGCGAAACGGGGTCGCTGGACTCACTGACACCGGACCCGCCACCGACCACGAAGTCACCGTTGTCGTCGATCTCTCCACGAGCCGTCTTGAGGATGCGAGCCACGTCCGCATTGTCTTTGACCGCGTGCTTTTCCAGAGCGAGCAATTCCATTTCATCGAGCACATGATTGATCGAGTGCTGAATCGTCGGGTGAGATCGGACACCACCGGCCCACTCGGGTTCGTGGATATGGAGAACCGACGCGGCGGGCAGATCACGGTGTTTGCTGTTGTCCTCCAATGTTCGATAGAAAACTGGTGCGCCCCACGCATCGAGGCCGACTCCGTCGATGGTTTCTTGTGAACCGAATTGGTCGCCTACGCGGTGGGATTCGATCAACTGGATGCGTGGTTCGCCTTGGGCATCGCGGGTCTTGTGGATGAAATACTCACCGTCGATGTCCATGCCGCGACAAACGAGAGCCTGGCATTCCTCGAACGAAAACCGCCGTGTCACTTCACAGCGAGGCGACCACATGGCGAAATAGGCTTCTGCGGCCCGGTTCCACACCGGATCGGGTGATTGCGCCTGGACGCGAATGCCATCGCCGGTTGAGTAAATCGCCATGTTGGCGACAAGCTCCCGCACGAATCCGCTGTTCTTGTGCATGTATCGCGACTTGCGGACCAGTTCGGTGCGGACACCCGGCGTGAGTTCATTGCGGGCATCGGTGGGCGATGCGCCAGGAACGCTGCCACGGCGCGGCGACCAGTTTGCCGATTCGTATGGCGAGCCCCACGCCTTCGGAACGAGAATCGGCGGCAAGAGCAGGTGCGCGATGTGCTTGATGCGATTCATTTCGGGAGATAGCCGGAGATGAAGGACGCGGCGGCGATACGCGGCTTGCCGTAGGTGGCGGGGTCTAACATGCGGAGCGCATGGCCGCATTCCTCAAGCACCTGATCGACCGGCATGGTGAACTGCTTCGATGCCGAGCTGCCCGCCTCGTTCCAGGTCATGAGGGTTTTGCCCTCAATCAGAAATTCCTTCGCCCGCTGCTGGATCGCGAGCACTTCGGAAATCGTGAAGCCGGTGATGAAGAGTCCGCGTGCCATGTCAGGTTGCGCCTGTCAACGGTCAGGCTATCTGCCTGCCGCTCTTCCGAACCTGGCGCGCCTCGGCAAGCGTGACTCCGGTCTTC